CGTTCTACCTTTTCGAGGAGCATTCGGTTAACGTACCTCAAGAAGGACAGTTTGAAACACAATCAGACTATTACGATACGTTATTTCATGAGCTGAGCCATTCAACATCAAGAAGTCTTAACCGGAATCTTGACAAGTATGGAAGCGACACAAAATGTCGAGGAGTCGAAGAGATCACTGCTGAAATGGGATCGGCTATTATCCTTGGCATGTTAGGCATAACAGATGTCACTAAAGGAGACATATCCAATGATGAGACAGCAAAAAACGAGTTAAGCTATTTGCAATCATGGATCGACGCCATCAAAAACGATCCTAAGCTGCTTACTAAAGGCATACAGCAAGCACACAAGGCAAGCCAACACATCTTACAAGGAACGGAGATAGTCGCTAGTATTTAGATGTTGCTTAGTCGATACCTCGAGCAGTGTTCGAGGTATTGATTAACTGATTATCTAACAACATCAGTTAGCAAAGGAGAAAATGTAATGCAGTATGAAAACAAACTAGTAGATTTTGTAATGTTTTGTTTAGGTGATTTTAAAATCGGTCGCTACGCTAAACCATTTCGGATCACGATTCCAAAAGTTAGTATCAAGGTTGAGTTAGTAAAATATGAAATCAAAAAAGAGAGTAAATAAATGAGTGTTAATAATTGGGATAAAGATTTTGATTTTACCGGAGAGCTTGGTGATGTTGGTGATTTTATTATTCAAACACTACAAGAAGAGCTAACCGGATCAGATGAGGAAAGAGTTTTCGACGGTCAAACGTGGGATCTATTAAGAGGCTTAGGTGATAGCAAGTGTGAAGAATTGCTAGCATGGATCGCTGTCACGGTAGAACATGCAGCGAACGAGTACAGAACACAGTTAAGATAGGATGTTGTTCAGTCGATCCATCGAACAGTGTTCGATGGATTGACTGACTGATAATCAATCAATCGGTCAATAGTAAAGGAGTAAGACAATGGGAAATCGAGCAGTGATTAACATGATAGATAGCGACGTTGCAATCTATCTACATTGGAACGGCGGACTCGATACAGTCTATCCGGTTTTGCAAGTAGCGAAACGGTACGGATTAAGTGGTGACGACGTTGGCATGAATGATTTATTTATAATATTTCATAGCATGTTATCAAGTGCACAAGCTGAGACGGCGTATGTTGGAACAGTAGAAGAGTATAACGGTAGTGCCATTGGCGACAATGGAACATATATAATTGATAAAGATTTTAACATCGTTGATCGCTTAGACTTTGAACAACGCGAGGAGCAGCAAGTTCATTCATTCGATGAGGTTTTTGATCGTGCTAAAATATTTGCTGAACGCATTGTGTGGACATACAACAGACACAAGAACTTAGTAGCAGAATTAAAGACGGCTCTTCTATTACTAGAGGATCAGCAACCTAACAAATGGAGTCCGGAGGGAATGAATCAAATTCTAAGTAGTGTTGTCTTTGCTTGTAATCAGTACATACAAGACTAAAGATGTTGCTCTATCGATTCCTCGAGCAGTGTTCGAGGGATTGATAGATTGATTATCAAATAGGTCAATCTGAAAGGAGAAAATGAAATGGATTTGAATATTAGCATTAGCCTTGACCATGATTCTTTCGCTTACGATCCGGAGTTTGAAGTGAGTAGAATTTTAAGACAAGTGCTTGAAGGCTTGTTGGATTATGACTGCGAAGAAGATGACGATGTATGGGACATTATAAAAGAGGATGAGATTAAACTGCGTGACTCCTTTGATAACACGGTAGGCACTGCAGAATTAAAAGGAGTAAGACAATGAAAGTACAAAATGGATTCGGATTTAAAGTAGTAATCCCACACATTCACGAGTGGCATTATGAAGTGACAGCAGCCAATGAAAATCAAGCAATAGAAATTGCGATGCGTCAGTTCCATGCTGATCCTCGAAAGGATAAAGAATGTGCTTGCGATGATGAAATGGTCGAAGAGCCGATAGTTTTTACTACTTGTCTTTGCGATAGTTGTAAAGGAGAAAATGAAAATGAATAGAAAAACACGGAGTAAGCTAGATAGATTCAACCAATATTTAGCCTCTTTTGAAAACCAAATGCGAGTTAAATTAGTAGGTAGAAAAATTGTAGAGGTTAGGTATTTAACTAAAGAAGAATCAGATTCTTATGGGTGGAGTTATCAACCATTAGTTATACATTTTGATGATTCTACAATACTGATCCCATCTGCAGATGATGAAATGAATGACGGAGGAACGCTAATCCTAATCGATCCACATCATCAAAGTGAAGAAGTGATAGGAGTGCAACGAAACTACACACCTACCTTTAGGGAAGAGGAATTTCACTAATGTTATTTTGGATAGCGTTGGGCGTGTTAACAACCATAGGTTTATGGGGATTGTTCTACACTTATTGGTTCGACATTTTAGGAAAGAGGAAACAGTAACAACACATAGATTGAGAACCAAAGGGATCGGCGAAAGTCGATCCCTTTTTTGTGTCCTTAGAGAGTGACGGTTTGCTCTACGTAATCGCACTGTGGACACGTTGAGCGGCTCGTCAGGCGTGTTCTTTTATTACATACGCTACAAACTACCAAACCTATCAACTCGTGATGCTGTGAACAAAATGGTTGCATGTCTTTATCGTATGCCAAATTCGGATCAACCTTGCCACACTCGAGACATGCAAATGAACGTAACTCAGAGAATAATGCTGCTGCTTTTTCTTTAATATCTTCCGGAAAACTTCCTGATCCGTTTACTTTCATCCGCAATCCCTCATCAGTGAACCATATATTTTTTACACCTTTGCTGTATGCGTCTTCTATAAATTCGTACACATTCATTTACTGCCACCTTCCTCGAAGAAGTTATCTAACTTTTCCTGTAATTTTATGAACCATCCATACTGTGCAATTAAGACGGCTTCGGCTACGCCATCATCAGATATCTTTGTTATCTCTGAGTCGAGACCTGGGAATAATTCCAATGCTAAATCAATGGACCCTTGTTTATCTTTAGTAAGACCGAAATGTTTTTTCCAGACCTGGGGACGGACCGTCATGCACTCAATCTCCAGGCCTGATGCGAGACCCTCAAACAACGCCATGCACCGGACCAAAGATGCTGGTCTTGTCACCTTTTCAACAACAATTAAGTCAGGCATGTTGGCAAAGATACAATCCGAAATGACATCGAGCTGGTATCCATGTCTCCCAGACCCATCCATTGGCATACGATACACTATAGGAGTTTCACCTGGATCTTGAACGACAAAAGCTAATGCTCCGTAAACCCCAGGATCAACTCCTAATATAATCACTACCAGATCCCTTGATTGTGCATCTCACGCTCAGCATCTCTATCTCTTTTAGCTTGAACATACGCTATGGTTCTATCCAAAAGATCAAGTTCATGCAAGTCTTTTTCGGCATCCTGTCTTGCTTCTATTTCACCAATATACTCAGCTATATGCACTGCGTAGATACGTTCCCTAAGATCAATCAAATCTAGCAATGTGTTATCGATGTTGACTTTGTCGAAATATCTTCTCACATGACTTTGAGTATCCCTATCATTAACACTCATCATTTATTACCTCCAAGTAATATTACTTTCCAATACATATTTTATTTGTTTCGGACTAACTAATTTATCAAATCCATAGAACCCAGCCTTCGTTCCTCTGGCTTTGAGACGTGGATCTAATATCAAACCTTCTGACTGGTACGTATTTAGGATAAGAGGTGTCGCCAAACCGCACACATACAAGATGCTATCAGTATACTTAATCACTATAATCTCCGGCTTGTTAGAACGCTTGAATATGATAGGATACTTATCTCGTTCGACAGTCTTGACACCACAATCAAACTCCTCCAAGTCTGCGGTATTGTAATCTCGAGAATCACCAACAGACAAGTCAACAAAATCCATGCCCAAGTATTGCTCTACTGCCATCTCGCCAAGCACCCCGGTCAACGCTCTCTTCAATTCCTGGTTACCATCTATACGGTGATGAGACTCCACTTGCTTTGCTTCTTGTTTCTGTTGGGCGAACTCATAAGCCATCTTGATTTTAAACATTGGCAATTCGACCTCATCAAAGGACTCACAATGAAGACCAACGTCGTACCAGTAATGATGCGTTACACTTTGCATGACCAAGGATCAAAGCTCCTCCCTGATTCTAAGAAGACCAAGTACCCCCCATTCAATCCGCCTACTGGTGTGTTCAATTCAAAGGCTGCCGCAATTTTTTTATGGATGTCTACTCGGACCTGCAAGTATCCCTGGGCTCTGCCGTGATCACCATTTTGATAATGGCGGATCGTAGATTCACAGAAAGCCAGGCGTAAGACTTTAGCTCTAAGTGATTCCGGCCACAAGGACTGGGAGTATGCTTCATTGAACAAATCGATGCGATAAGACATATATCCTGGCATAGCATCAACCCTTTGACTTGGGAAAAACGCCCATACGAGGCTTACAA